AGTAGCAAGTCCAGTTAATCCGATTAGATAGACTAATTAAAATTTTTCTATGTTCCTTTACTGTGTGGGTCGCGTCAACAATTACTGATTGACCTTTACTAATACTCTTAAAAATAGAGTCATGTAATACTCTTTCTATCTCTTTCCAGTCTCCTTGCTGAGTTTCATCTTTATATAACATCTTTCTTATGCTATCGGTTGAAATAATCACAGCATTCTTAAACGCTGCTAGATGTTTTGAGAAGGTACTCTTTCCACTGGCTGGCAAGCCAACAAGTAAAAAGCATTCTATAGAGTTATTATTCATTGGTTTAAGCGATACAGAAAGACTGTTTTAACTCTTCTGTCATGTTTGGAACACGCTTGAAACGTAACCCTACAATGTATGTTTCGCCGTCTTTGTCTCCTACTCTCCAATCTGTTTTATCGCCGTCTAAAATTTTAAAGGTAACTCCATTAATAGTGATAGTTTCAGGTAGTGGCTTGTTACGTCCAATATCAAATGCTGCCGCATAATTCAACTTATTTTCCAATGCTGCCTGTAAAGTGTTGAACTTGCTGCCATGACTTAGTGTCAAGTGATAGCCCATATTATGGCACTTTAGAAAGTCTCTGTCTGTTCTTTTGGTGTAGTCATAAGCGTGTAAAGTATCTCCCACCCTAGACTCTTTGTTGTAGTCATAAGCGTTCAATATAGCTAATAGTACTGAGTCGTATCTGCCACAGTTTAAGTTAATGTTGAAATGCTTTAAGACATACTTACTGTCTGACTCTGTAATGTTTACGGCGATATTCTCCCAATGATAGTCACTAGTACCATTTAAACGTAAGCCTAAAAGGTCATTATCTCTATTCTTAGAATAGAATCTTAAAACTTCGATAGTTAGCAGTCTTAAAAATAGATTTGGTGATTCTCTAAACGCTTTATCCCTTCTAGCTCTACAAGCTAGCTTTCCTTTGAGATATGCAGGATTCCCAGCGCGGTTTAAACACACTAAAACGCATGAGCCGGCAGCAGGACAGGCTACCTTAGTTGGTAACATATGTAACACCGCAGTTGGTGCAATACTGTCAGATTTTAAAACTTTAGGATTAGTGAGAGTTAGGACGTTAGAGGGATTAAGCTTGAAAGCTTGCTTAAATTGTCTTAGATCGTTTGATAGTTGCATTGGTAAGTGCCTTTATTAGAAGGCTGATTGATTACTTATTAAATATAGGCGATGTTATTAAGTACATCAAGCAAGTACATAAAATAAAACAATTTAAAAAACACATACATCTATAGTTATTCGCTCAAGTTTTCCCCAGACTCTGCCGGTTTCCTTGTAAACGACTGCTACTACTAGTATTCTGGCGATTTGGCCGGATTTTTCTCGTAATTAATACCATATAACGAGGCGAAAACAGGGCAAAACCAGGAAAATGTAACAATTTGCGGCAAATCTTAACAATTGTGGCGAAAAAGCAGCTTAATACAGTTGTAACAATCGGCATAACTGCTTTACACACAGTTACGCAAGCTTAAAAACCTAGTGATAGCAGTGGATTTCAGGGTCAAGATATTTTTGGACACAAAATTGGACAAGTTGTTTCAATTTATTACGTTACAATTTGACATTTATTGCTCGATCTGCTCCATATTCTGTCAAGTTTTCCGGGGGATCGTTACATTCAGTTGTAAAAGTAGCGTCATATGTATCATTTGTCACTAGATTGTCACTATATCTTTCTTTTTTTGTATTTGCGTAGTATTGGTGGGGGGAGGCGCCAGATAGGTACCATTTTTTTTACCCCAAATTGGTCTTTTTAATGGTTTTTTTAGGGGAAACGTCGAAATAAGAGTAGTCAACTTAAAATTAGGTCTATATAGATAGTTTTTTATACAGTGGCCGTTTCTCCAGCTGATTTTGAGTTATATTCCCGTGTAACTGGTCGTCCGATGCCCAGATCGCCTCAAGAACAGATGGCGATGACCCCAGAAGTGTTTAAATTCACCCGTGAGTTCGGACGTGGGGCTCCAACACGACAAGAACCTGGTGTTATTCAGCAAGTTGCAGGTGATTTAGGAAAATTAGCTATTTTAGGGGCTTTAGGGGGAACAGCTCATGGTCTTGGGCAGATATTAAACAAGGAAGATAATATTTCTCCCGTTTCTGAGGCTGTAACGAGCGCTGTGGGGGAAATTCCGACTCGTGTTGGTCAAAAAGGATTTGTACGTCACCCAACACCACATAAAGAACCAACTAGAGAAGTTGATCCATCAAAAATAGCTACTCTTTACGACTCAGTTGCGGCACATGACTTTGGAAGCCCTACAGATGATGGATTTGTCGAGCCTACTCGTGTTGGTCAAAAAGGGTTTGTACGTCATGAAAACTTACCTGAAGGGAATTTTGGAAATCAAAAAATACCTGTAAAAGATCCTCGTTCTAATAGGTTTGAAAGCATTAGACAGCAAGAAGAAGATCGTGCCGAGTTGGATTACATCATGTCAGGTGGTGCTGCACTAGATCAAGGTTTTCAAGATGCAATTGCATTAGATGATGCAAGAGAATCAACCTTTGGTATACCAGCAGGTAGGCAAATAGGTAATATTGGTTCATTAGTTACAGGACCAGAAACTGTAATTGAGGCTTCTCCACAGAAATCTCAAGGTCTTATCTCTGCTATTAAGCAAGAAGCTCAGGATTTCGACCATAACATCCCTTGGGGAGAAAGGGCTGACCAAGCAGCTAATTCAAATTCTGCATTAGGAGCTGCAGGGGTAATGGCTGGAACAGTGGCTGAAAAAGGAGCTAAAGATGTAGGAACCAGAGTTAAAAAGATTGTTACAGGTGTACCACAAAGTATTAATACAGTAAGAAATATAGCTTCTGATATTGGTGAAACTGTAACGAGAGAGGTAATTAATTCATCTATTATTCCTGATAACAAAATGCAGCCATCTAAGTGGGCTGAAGCCGCTAGATTAGCTGCTGGTTTTGCCCCATTAGGGGGAACAGGTGGTGTTGAAATAGGTAATGAAAGTGATTTAAGTGATAATGCACAATTTGATGATCCTCAACAACAAAATGAACAAATTACTCCTGCTGGAATTAATAGACAAACTTCTGGACTAGGGTCTGATCCTGTTGAAGGTGAGATGCAAACTATATCTCAAGCAGTCAATGATTTAGCTGCAAGTTTTGGACAAGGTTTAGCACATCTTTCTCCTAATGAAAGAGTTGACATTGCTCGTAAAATGATTGAAAAAGATCTTCGTAACGATGGTTATCAAGGACCTATCAATTTTGGTTAAGCAATGAATTACAATTCAACGACTCCTAAATTACCAGGAGACATTATTGAAGGTATTGGAATGGTTCCTATAGGTGGACTTTATTTACTACGTGATGAGGATCTTCCTATCTCTGCTTATGATAGATTAGTTCCTAGAGAACATCAAGAAACACCCTTTTGGTGGGAGATTTAAGCATGGTTGTTGTTACTGATCTAAAGAAAGTAAAGAACGGACCGAAGGATAAAACCGCAGGTAAAGATGTTTATGAAGGTACTACTGGTTTTAATAAGGAACATCCATTTAAAAATGACGTTCTAAGACCAAATCCGTTATTAGCAAAACAAAAGGATAGCCCTGATTTTTATGACTTTTATAGGGATAGTACTACGTTTGGAGCAATGGCTCCTCTATCGCAACAAAAGATAGATGGTTTTGCCTCTAATCCATTTGCAAATTTTGATTTTCCTGTAAATAATCAAGCAGTTGATTATTGGACGGCGTTATATCATGATGGTGCAAAAAAAGGGTTGATATCTGTTGAAGATGAAGTTGGTACTTGGAGTGTTGCACACTTAGCATCACAACCTGCAAACTCTGGTGCGAGTACAATTAATCCTAATGAAGCCAATAAATTCCCTAGCCAAGGAGTAGCAATTTAATGTCAAATAGTTTTTTTAAACAGCTAATTCCATTAGTCACTTCACAGGTAGTTGCCGAACCTCTTATGCGTCTTACTGGTGATGCAATGAGTTCTTTTTTCGGACAAAGATCACCTGGCATTACAGGTCCAAATGTTGGCGAAGGCCAAAAGGCTGGATTTGGTGGAGCTGTTAGGGATGCGGTATACAATACCGTTACTGATCAAAAAGAAGGGGTATCTAAAGCAGGTTATGGAAACGTTCCAAAAGCTGAGCGACTTAATATACGACCCCATGGTACTGAAGCAGGGAGATATATAACAAACATTATGAAGCATTCAGAGAATCCTGTTATGGATTTTCTATATAGTTCTCCAGAAACCACTGCCACTGTTGCTGGTTTAGCTGTTCCAGCTGCAACTGCTGTAGGTGCTGGTTATGGGCTTAGTCAATTATTTGGCGGTTCAAAGCCACGTTCTGATTATGCTTTAGCTATTCAAGGTAATCCTTATTTAGGTAGTACTGGTAATGTGAATGTTGATGCTGCACAAGCATCTGCTTACTATCAGCAACAAACTGCTCAGATGAAGTTTGAACATCAGATGGCATTACAACAAGCACGTCTACAAGCACAAACCCCAGGTATTCAAAACTACGGAGGAGGAGTTTCTGGAAGTATTCCAGGAATTGATCAAGACTTAGCAACTGTTGGTCGTTCTATCTTTGGAACTGGCCTACGTGCATAGAATTTATAATTAATAAAAAGCGTATTTGATATGAATTGGCAAGATGCATTTAAGTTGGGAGGAAGTGACGCTGCTAACAGTCTTGCAAGTAGTTATTCACAATCTTCAGGTCTAGCGGACGCATTTAGCGGAAATAAATGGGTTAGTGATCTTGCTCGTAATTATCCGGCACCTTCATCAACGGTTCCTGCTGATTTTTTTACATACAGTCCAGATAAAGATTCAGGTATTGATTGGAATACAATGATTGCTAATCCTGATGTTTTAGAGGGTGTAGGTGATAGTTATCCAGATCTTTTTAAAAACGGAGTAGATTTTTTAAAAGACTTTACTAGTGATGAAAAAAGTCAATTTTTTGATGCACAAAAAGCTGCTGCTGGTTTACCTACTGATAAATCTCGTGAATCTTGGTACCAACAAGTTTCTCCGTCAGTAGGAATATACGGAGGATTAGGATCAGGATCAGGATATGGATATGGGTCAGTAGGGTCAGGAGCAGCTGCAATACAGGCAGCGAACACTCTAGGTGCTATGTATCCTCAAATGAGTCAGAAGAGTCCTGGTCTTAAAGATTATATTGGAGCGGGTATGAGAATGGCAGGAGATGAACTTAAATATAAGGCTTTGTATGCAATTAATCCAGTACTAGGAGCTGTTGAGCAGTTCTACCCTGGTGGTGCTACAGAAGCATTTAAAGATGTTGGTAAAGTTACTGGTGCTGTAGGTAACAAGATATCTAAGGGAATTGGCAGTGTTGTTAAACCTGTTCAAGATTTCCTTGATGGTATTTTCTGTGACGAACGATTAAAAGTAGACATTGCACCATTAGAAAGCACAGAAGTTAACGACGAGTTAGCACAAATGGCATTCTTTGTGAAAGGTCTCCGTGAGTGCTCTTAAGAAGTTAAGACAACTGGAGCCAATCCAGTTTAGATATAAAGAGGAGTTAGATCCGACGCAACCATTACGTGCTGGTTTCTCTGCTCAACAGGTACAAAAAGTAATACCTGAAGCAGTAAAAGAAGTTGATGGAATATTGATGTTGGATGGGAATGTTTTAAAGAATTATCTCCGCATGGCGAGAGAAGAGTTATTAGCTGAATCTTCTAAGTAGTAGTCGATTTAAAATAAGCAATATATAAGAATTTAGTGTAGAGAATTATGGTCGCTCAAGCAGCAATACCTATGGCAGGTAAGTTATTACCTTTTTTAACAAAAATAGCTACAAACCCAGTAGCAAGTTCAGCCGTTACAGGCGCTTTTATGGGTGGTGTACCTTCCTTACTGCAAGGTAATCTATTAAATGCATTAGGAGGTGGCATTGCAGGTGGAGCAGGAGGAGCAACTTTCGGTGGTATAGGAGGCAAATTAGTACCAGGAGCTACTGGACTTGCTGGTAGATTTATGGGTCCATCTACAACTGCGGCAGCGGCTGTAATACCAAGTTTAGCTGGGGCTGCGGCACCTGTTACTGCTGGTTTATTAGGAAATGCACTACTTGGCGGAGGCATTGGTAATTTAGGTAGACAAACAGCAGGAGCCGTAGGTGGAGCAGGTCAAAATACCGTCGGACTTCTTGGATATCATGCTGTAACTGGTGAGCCTTTATATGGAACAGCTGTACCTCCAGGGATGGGTCAGTATGGTGGAGTTCCTCCTGTTGGTGGTTCTGCTATGGATGTTCTTCAACCAGGTGGTCCTGCAGGTGCTCAAAGACTTACAACACTTAAGAATGCAGAGACGATGGCTGATGCATTAAATGCTTACTTACCTACAGTTCGTAAGTTTAGTGAGCAAGCTAAGAAAGATGACTTTGAAAGAAATATGGCTGCTGCAGGTATTAGACAAAATATTGCAACAAATGCTGCAATGTTACAAGCTTCGCAGCAAGCTGGTTTAGGAATGGGTCTTACAGGGGCTCAACAAGCTGGGCAAGCTTTAGTTAACCAGTATTCTTATAGCTGACTATGACCACCCTAAATGAGTTTAAACAGTTAGTTGATGCCTATCGGTTAGGTGATTTAAAAGGACTTGACACTGCCTATAATCCGAATCCTACTGCAAATGGAAGAAACACAGATCTTAAAGATCCTTTGGTATATACGGATACTGAGTTAGAAGAGGAACCTCTTCCAGACGATTTAGTATATGTAACTCGTGGTAAAGGACTTGATAAGAAAATATATGTAGGTAATAAAGATAGGGAAATGAATTTTCTTAAAAGAGCGACATTAGGATTATTAGATGCATTTGTAGATAATACAAAAGTAGGGGATAAAGTATTTAGGGTTGATAACGATAGGCAAAATTTAATACCAAAAGATGAATATAACGCGAAAAGGTTAGCAGAACGCCGTCGTAAAGCAGATATAAGTGGAGATGCAGTCGCAAGTCCTGAGCAAACTCGTAAACATATTGAAAGTCAAAGGGTACGAGATGCTTATCTTTTTGAACAATTAAATAAATTAAATGACTATGAATTAGAACGTTGGAAGAATGCTTATCCTCAGTATGCAAAAATGATAAATGATGAAATATTTAAGAGAAGAATGCAAATTGAATATAATAGTCCTAGTGAACTACAAAATAGACTAACCGCAGGTTTTGATACTCGTAATGCTGCTAAAGTTGCTGATGCTGAAGCATATCTAAAAATAGCGCAAGGTATGAAAACTGGTCTTGAGCGTTTTGTATAGCTGGTTAACAATTCACGTTCAGTAGAATAGGAAAAAATATTAGTAATTATGAGTAACGACGTAAAGCAAGTAGGTACTCAATTTGCCAAGGATTATTTAAGTAGTGCTCAAAATAATGCTGTAGCTAAGTTAACAGCTGACGACGATGATACAGGAGGAGGTGCTTCAAATCTTACAAAGGTAAACGATCCTTCTTTGCAATCTCAAATTGCATTAATGGATATACAGAATACTCAACAACAGTTAAATTTAGAAACTGCTGCTGAATTAGATCGTATTCAAAGAGAGTTCTACACTGATCAAGATATTAGAAGAGGTCAGTCAGAAGGAACTCAAAGTCGATTAGGGCAAATGATGGGGGGAGAGCAACAACGTTTAAGTGCAAGAGTTGCAGGAGAAGAACAAAGAAGAGGAACAGCTGAGACAGGTTTACAACAGCGTTTAGGTGCAAGAGTTGCAGGGGAAGAGCAACGTGCAGGTATTGAGACAACTGGAACACAACAACGTTTAGGAACAGCTGAAACAGGATTCCAACAGCGGCTTGGAATGGGAGAGCAGGGGTTACAACAAAGAATGGGAATGGCAGAATCTGGATTACAACAACGGCTAGGAACTGCAGAAACTGGAAGACAGCAAAGAATGGGAACTGCAGAAACTGGTTATCAACAACGTTTAGGACAAAGAGTCGCTGGACAAGAAAGAAGAGCTGATTTAGCAGAAACAGGTGCTCAGCAGAGGGCATCATCCAGAGTCACTGGTCAAGAGCAACGTGCTGGTATGGTTGAGTCTGGTTATCAACAACGTTTAGGACAAAGAGTTGGAGGCCAAGAAAGAAGGGCTGAATTAGCAGAGACAGGAGCACAAACCCGTGCTACTGAGCGAGTTAGAGGTGAGGAAGATAGAGGACGTATTGGAGCAACTGGTTTTGAGCAACGTCTCGGAACTGCAGAAACTGGTTTCCAACAACGTTTAGGAACAGCTGAATCAGGATTCCAGCAGAGACTGGGAATGAGAACAGCAGCAGAAGAAACTCGTGGAACAGAAAGAGTTAGAGGTGAAGAGCAACGTGCAGGTATTACAACAACTGGATTACAACAGCGTCTTGGAACTGCAGAGACAGGCTCCCAAACCCGTGCTACTGAGCGAGTCAGAGGTGAGGAAGATAGAGGACGTATTACAACAACTGGAGTACAACAACGGCTTGGAACTGCAGAAACTGGGTTACAACAACGTTTAGGAACAGCTGAATCAGGACTTCAACAGAGATTGGGAATGAGAACTGGAGGAGAAGAACAACGAGCAACTCGATCTTTAGAACAAAGAATAGGTGGAGAAGAGCAACGTCTTGGTATGAGAGTAGGGGGAGAAGAGCAAAGAGCATCTCGTGCTTTAGAACAAAGAATCGGTGGAGAAGAACAACGTCTTGGTATGAGAGTAGGGGGACAAGAAACCCGTGCTACTGAGAGAGTTAGAGGTCAAGTAGACATTGGGCGTATTGGCGCAACTGGATTACAACAGCGTCTTGGAACTGCAGAAACTGGTTTCCAACAAAGAATGGGAATGAGAACAGCAGCAGAAGAAACTCGTGGAACAGAAAGAGTTAGAGGTGAAGAGCAACGTGCTGGTATCTCAACAACTGGATTACAACAACGTTTAGGAACAGCTGAATCAGGACTTCAACAGAGATTGGGAATGACAACTGGAGGAGAACAAACACGTGCTACAGAAAGAGTTAGAGGTCAAGAGCAACGTGCTGGTATCTCAACAACTGGATTACAACAGCGTCTTGGAACTGCAGAAACTGGTTTCCAACAAAGAATGGGAATGAGAACAGGAGGAGAACAAACACGTGCTACCGAACGAGTCAAAGGTCAAGTAGACATTGGGCGTATTGGAGCTACAGGTCTTCAACAACGTCTGGGAACTGCAGAAACTGGTTTTCAACAAAGAATGGGAATGCAAACGGGAGGACAAGAAACACGTGCTACTGAAAGGGTTAGAGGTCAAGAAGATAGAGGAAGAATTGCAGCTACTGGTTTAGAGCAACGTTTAGGACAAAGAGTTGGAGGTCAAGAGCAAAGAGCGACAAGAGAAACAGAAGGTCAGCAAATCAGGTCAACAGACTTGCAAAGAGAGATGTTCCGTCGCTATAAAGAAGCAAGAGATTATGGCCAAGCACAACGAGCTTACCGAGTATGAACAAATGGATTAACGGACTAACTGATAAAGACCGAGAATCCTTTTTAGCTTTTTGCAAACAAACAGCTTCTCCCATACAGATTTATCTCTACTCACGATTCCTTGGTTTTAAAGGAACAATTGTTGAGTGTGATGAATGGTCTAAGAAAAAATTTAAAAAACGTAATTTTAATATTCTATTAGAACAAGAAATAGATCATATGCAAGAAGATATTTCAAAGTTACGTCAAGCAATTGATATGGGTATGGTTAAACAAGATATGGGTACAGCACGTATTGCAATGCTTCAAAAAGAATTGAGAGGCTCTATAAAACAAATAGGCGATGAAAAAGTATTAATGGATAAACAAGGCTTGATTCTTGCTGGTGCAGACAGAGCATTACGTGAGATGTTAACTATTTTCCGTGATGATCCAATTGAAGGTCCCTTACAAGAAGCGTCAATGGGAGTTTGGACAAAAATATTACAGGAAGAAAGTTAAAGATTTTTAGGCTATGCTACGTGCATGGCAGGAACAAGTATTTATAGTGTTTATCGACGAACTGCGAGAGCAGCCGCTAAACAACAAGTTGTCAAAAAAACTTCTAATATTGATGTAGAGCGAGCACGAGAAGATTTTGCATACTTTTGTGATGTTGTAGGAGATAAACCACCAGCCACTCACCATAAAGAATGGCATAAATATTTGTGTACTGGAAAGGATAGTGAATGTTTAGTAGGTATTGGTGGACCCAATATTGATATCTTGGCACCTAGAGGAAGTGCTAAATCCACAATCCTTGGTTTATATACAGCTTGGACTGTTGGTATACATGCTCTTAATAAGCAACCATTAAAGGTTTTATATATTTCTTACACTGTTGATGTAGCAAGACCTAAAAGTGCAGCCATAAAAAGAATTATTGAAGAAAGTAAAACATATCGTGAAATTTTTCCCAGAGTGAAAATTGCTAAAGGTATTAATTCTAATGAGTATTGGAGTATTGATTGGAAGTTTGCTGGAATTAAATCTACTGGAGAAGAAGAGTTTACTGTTTGTTGTGCAGGCTTAAAAGGTGCTGTGACATCTAAACGTTCTCATCTTTGTATTATTGATGACGCTATCAAAAGTGCTGATGATATTAAAAACAGAGATATTCGCCAAGCTATGCAGGATAACTGGAACTCAGTCATAGTTCCTACTATGTTTGAAGGAGGTAGAGCTATTTGTTTAGGAACTCGTTTCCGTCATGATGATATTCATAACAGTACTTTTACTCCAGCAAATGATTGGGTTCAGATAGTCCAGTCTGCAATCACTGTTGATAAGGATGGTGAAGAAATTTCGTATTGGCCAGATATGTGGTCTTTAGATTATTTACGAGATAGACGACGCCAAGCTCCAGTTGCTTTTAGTTTTCAGTATCAAAATCAAATAATACAGACAAGTGAGTTATCCCTTTCTCCAGACTTGGTTGTTAAAGGAGCTATAGCAACTCAGTTTGATGCTATGGGTATTGGAGTTGATCTATCAGCTGGTATAAGAGAGCAGAATGATTTTACTGCTTTTGTAATGGGTGGAAGGATAGGAAATAAGATTCATGTGATTGATTGTAAAAGATTGAGAATAATGGGGAATTTAGAAAAGTTAGAAGCATTAATGGAAATGTTAGATGAGTGGGGAGTTATTCATAAAGATGGAGATAATTACTTTCCTACAGGTAGTTCTATTCATGTTTGGTCTGAAGCTGTTGCATATCAGGCATCTTTAGAAGCTGACTTCAAACGTATCTGCTTAGGTGATCAAGGACTGTATAACGTTCTTTGGCATCCTGTTAAAGGATTTCGAGGAGACAAAGTTGCACGCTTTAGGGGCATTATGGGTTTATTTGAGCAAAGAAAGATTACTTTTAATAAGTATCGAAAGTTCACTGCATTAACAGATGAGATTGTCAATTTCGGTGTTAGCTCCCATGATGATTGTGTTGATGCTTTAGTTTGGCTTTGTAATGGATTAATGACCAGAGGAAAACTAGAGTTAGAGTATTGACGATTTAAACTAGTTATAACACTTTCTAATGTCACCTAGTTATTACAACATTGAACTAGAGCAAGATGCTTATGGTTCTGCAGTAATCCCTCTTAACGATGAAATCTGTCATGACATGGCTTTACAGCCTAATGAACGATTTGAAATTGAAATAGAGGATGACGTCATCACTTTGAGGCGACTCCATGCTGGTTACAACATTGAAGAATAGAACAAACTACTAAACACTCATGAGCGATAGCAATACTAAATCCGCAATCGATTCTATCGTTAAGTCGGTTATCGAACGTGATGGTTCTGGTACAGCAGATACGATGCTGATCAACGCCCATTTATCTCAAATGAAGATGTTTGGGATAAGGCAAGGAGTTGAGTTCTTCCCACAACAAGATAATTTAGGTACTCAAAGATTTGATTTTATTCAACAGGTTATTAAATTTAATAAATTAGATGCACGGCTTGATTCAATTTGGGATAGATTTTTAGCTTATGGAAAAGGTTTATTTTATATAAGACCTACAAGAAAAACTTATCGTATCTATTGGTTTGATAAAGATTCATATAGGACTTATTACACACCAGAGGGTGACTTAGAAGAGGTAATTATTATTTATGGGTACAAAGTTCGTTCTAAAAAGGGATTTAAAGGAGCTGGTTTAAATACAGATAAGCGTTATATGCGTTTACGTATTACTGCAACTGAGATTGAAGAGTTTCATAGTGAACAAGAAATAACTTTTGATCAAGAAAACGTTAGTTTTGCATCTCAGAACAAGAAAGTATTAGAAAACACTATGGAGTTTATTCCATGTGTTGAAGTATTTAACAATCCTGATGCTTTCGGAACGGATGGAGCTGGTGAATTTGAGTGGTTAGGTAATCAAATAATTGCTCATGATGAGATGGTTAAAAACATAAGGGCAAACTTATCGTTCTTTGGTAATCCAACTTTATTATCTTCTCGTCCTAAGCAAGACATTGTTGAAAGTAGTTCAGATAGTGAAGTACAAAGACCAAGTATTTCAAGTCAATCAGGTTTTCAATCTAATTTTGATTTATCAAGTTCGACGTTCAAGCAAGATCCAGTAACTAGAACGCAGCCAGGTTATATAGGTAAACCCGGTTCAGGTCTACGTGTTCCAAGAGTTATTGCTAATTTGGAGCCAGCAGATCGTGTTGGTTTTATTACACCTAATGCAGTTAGTACCGATCAGGCGAGGTATGCAGAACAACTACGTAGTGAGCTACGGTTGGCCTTAGGAGGCATAGATGACCTAAGTATTACAAATGTAACCGCAACGGAGATTAAATCGGCATATGGACGTGTCAGTGCTACTGCAAAGAAGAAATGCTTACAACTGTATACTTATGGAATTTGTAAGGTTTTTGAATTAATACTTTTTCAAGAAGAACAAATATTTAGAAAGTCACTTGCTTTTGTTTCTAATATTAAATATCCAATAGTTCCTGAAGATTTAACTGATGAAAAAGCAGTTGAAAAGTATGAAAAAGGAAAGATGAAATATGAGATTAAATTACAGCAAGCAGTTGATTTATCATTAGAAACAGGAGAAATACCAGATGGTGTTGTAGGACTGGCACCCGATGGAGATAGGACTATCCTATGGCGTTGGATGGGTCCTGTTTATGAAGACACACCTCAAGATAAATTAAACCAATCTATCTTCACAAGAAACCTCCAAGAATTAGGCGTTGATAGCATAGAAGCACTGAAGTACCTATTTCCTTCTAAAACTGACGACGAAATAGCAACGATGCTATCTGGTTATCCGTTTAGAATTGTAGGAGAGGTACAAAGAGCTTTCTCAGCTTTCATTGATTTAGCTAATCAAGAAATGAGAACGCCACATCCGCAGCAACCGAATTTACCGATGGCTGCAGATCCGAGATTAGATCTCACTCCATTTTTATATAAAACACTAGAGCAACTTCAGAAGGAATTAACTTATGCAGGACGCTACCGTAGCGCC